ACTAAGGCGGAAGCAGATGCAACTTTTACACCTATTGCTCACCTTATGGATACTACGCTTCATATTGAAGCTGGACAAGACGTATTCCTTGACGCATTAGACCTCGCAGGTAGTCCTGTCCCACTGACCGCAGCGGATGTAAACCAACTTGTTGGAATCTCTGGTAACGTTCAAACATTGCTTGACGCAAAACTTGACGATGTCGCAGGTACTGCAAATAACATAGCTATTTTAGATGGTGCGGGTGAATTGACTGATAGTACTTGGACATTAAATGATGCCGGTGGTAGTCCATATTCCGCAACTGACCTTTGGTCAGCAGCTCAAATTTCTAGTTTTACAACAGCAACGCTATTCACAAAAGCCGATAAAATTATTCCCGGTACAACAAATGACATCGCAGGTTTAGATGCAACGGGTAACCTAACCGATACTGGTTGGAGATTAGATGACGGCGGCACAACCGCAAATGATTTATGGTCAGCAAGTAACTTAATTACTGAACTAGCAGGAAAAGTAGATGCTGTTGCAGGCGGAAACATCGGTCGTATTGTAGAAACTACAGTAACAGGACAATTAGTTGATACTGGAATATTAACAACCGACTTGGTTTTATCGGCACATACACATCTAAAAGTAGATATCACAGACTTTTTGGAATCTGATTATGTTCACAGAACAGGTAATGAATCTATTGCTGGTCTTAAAACATTCTCTGAAGATGTTATAATCACAGGCGACCTTACGGTAGGCACTGGTGGTAGCACTACCACTATTAATGCTGCCGCCTTGTCTGTGTTTGATAAAAATATTACGCTTAATGCAGGGACACTTGGACCAGCATCAACCGCAGATGGCGCTGGTATTACAGTAGACCGCAATACAGGTTCACCAACTACAGCCGCCTCCCTTATTTGGGAACACGCTTCTAGTAAATGGAAATCTGGTCTTGAGGGTTCAGAAGACGTTATTGCACTTGAAGACGTTACAGTTGCACAACCATTCTACGAATTGGTTGCTGGCTTAGGTGCTTCTCCTGCTGTTGCAATTTACTCATTAGGTTTTGGTGTTCCAACGCCAGCCGTTGGCACCACAGGTATCCAAGTTTTTGTAAATGGTATTAAGCAAGTGGAAGGTGCAGGCAAAGCGTATCAGGTTAATTATACTAACCCTACACAAACAGTCGTTACATTTGAATCGGGTTCTGAACCTGTAACATCTGCCGATGTAGAATTTTATGGATTTGGTTATATAGGATAATAAACCATGGCACAAGAAAAAATATTAGGTAATCAATTAAACTTAACTGACGTTGCACAAGGACTTAGTGGCGAGGGTACGCTTATTGCAGATATTGTAGAAGATACAACCCCACAACTTGGTGGTAATTTAGACGTTAATACATTTAACATTGTTACTGCCGACCCGGTTGTTGGGCAAAACACCAGTATAAATATCTATGGTGGTGCAAACAGCAATGTAGCTGCTGGATACTGGTCTGGTTCCATTAATATTTTAGGTGGGTATGGAACCAATGGTAATTACAGTGGATACGTAACGATATACGGTGGACAATGCGATAATGAAATTGGTGGAACTGTAGATGTTATTGGCGGTGCAGGTACAAATGGATACGAAGGTGGATATGTTACAATACAAGGTGGCAGTTCAGACGGCGGAAGCGGTGGATATCTCTACGTTGAGGGTGGCACTGGCGCAGGTGCCGCAGCAGGCGGCGGTGATGTTGATATTAGGGGTGGTTACAGTAATTTTGTCTATGGTGGTGATGTTTCTATTGAAGGTGGTGCTGCTTTAACTGCTGCTCAACAAGCAGGTAGTATACGATTATTGCGCGGTAAGGGGCATGCTAGTGCATTGGAAGGAAGCATTAAGTTTGAAGCGCCAAGAGGCGAGGCAGGCGAAGGTTCAGTTCAATTCTGGCATCATACTGGTGTTGGACACACAACTGGTAACTATGTTGAATTAAAAGCCCCAACTAATTTTTTGGCAGGCTCACCACCGTCTTTAACAAATCTAATCTTAACCTTGCCGGGGATTGATGGTGTAAACGGCGATGCCATGTTAACCGATGGTTCGGGTAATTTAAGTATAGGTACACCACGCAACGTCCTCAACGATTGGACAACTTTATCAGGCTCACCTCCAGATGTTGTTGTCGCTAACGACAGAATTTTTGCTGCAACGGATGTTGACATTGTAGGTATCACATTACCAACAGGTATTCTTGGTGATACTGTTGAAGTCGTTGATGCTGGCAATAATGCTGCAACTAACAACATAACCATCACCCCTGCTTCTGGTGAAAAAATGGAAGCTGTAGTTGATGCTTCGTATACTATCAGTGCCAATCTTGGTACAGTGAATTTTGTATATTCTGGAACAGTTTCAGGATGGATAGCACGATAATCGTAAGGAAATAAATCATGGCACAAGAAAAAATATTAGGTAACCAATTAAACTTAACTGACGTCGCACAAGGACTTAGCGGTGAGGGTACACTTATTACAGATATTGTAGAAGATACAACCCCACAACTTGGTGGTAATTTAGATGTAAATAATTTCAATATTATAACTGCTGATGTAACTTCAGGAGATGCTGATACCATAAACATCACAGGTGGCGCTGCCAATCCTTCTGGTAATGGCGGCGATATAAACATCACAGGCGGGCTTGCCAATGCTGCCGCAGGCGGTACCATAACCATCACTGGCGGTGATGGTGGCACCCAATATGGGGGCAATGTAGCAATTGTTGGAGGACAAGGTAGTTATACAGCAGGCAGCGCCACCATGACGGGCGCCGATGGAGGGAATACCGGAGGCAAAGCTGGTGTGTATGGCGGCACGGGAACAACTGTAGGGGCTATAGCAACACTAAAAGGCGGCAGAGTATTTCTTGATAGTGGCCAAGGTGCTGCTTTTGTTATTGCCGAGCCCGCTCACACTACGGCGGCTGGAGGTAGGTTGCTACTTACAGCAGGTGCAGGACAAACCAATAGTGCTGTCGGTGGTGATGTTACTCTTACATCGGGTATTGGTGGTTCAGGTGGTTCTGGATATAATGCAGGAAACATAGTATTGACACCAGCTGAAGGTTCAGGAGCAGGCATCGCAGGAATAGTGCAGATTGGCGGTGGTGCATCGGTAGCAGAAGTTCATTTTATGGAAGCAAGCGGAAACGGAACAAATTCCGTTGCTTTACAATCTCCTTCATCTGTTGATACCTCAGTTCTTTGGACACTTCCTCAAGACACACATATAAATGCAGATGGTAAGTTTTTAACAAGTGACGCTTCGGGTAATTTAAGTTTCGCGGCACAGGCTGAAAACAATTGGTTAACCGCAAATAATGGTGTAAATTTCACAGCACCACCATCTGCAACTGGTAGTAAGTCCATAGCATTAGGTGATGGTGCATCTACTAACAGCGCTGGCTACGGAATTGCAATAGGTGTCAGCGCAACTGTCGGAGGTAATCAGGGTGTAGCAATTGGTCCTGAATCAACCGCTGCCATTCGAGGTGTTGTTATAGGTGTTGGCGCATCCGCAACTGGTGACGAAGGTATTTCTATAGGTAGAGATGCCGAATCAACATTAGTCAATCAAGTAACAATAGGCACTATCCTCGACGCGGCCGATGTTACTAATGACGTGGCATATTCTGTTAAGATTGGTGCTGGCATCGCCAATGCTAACAAAAACATACTTCACTTATTCAGTAAAGGTAAACTTGAACTGTATGGTGATGAAGCGCAATTTATTTTACCGAATTATTTAACTGGTAGTCCACCAACAGCAATACCATCTACAACAATTGAAGGTGGTATGATATGGGACGCGGAAGCAAAACAAATTAAAGTTTATGATGGCACATCATGGACAACCGCAGCAGGCGGTGGTGTTGACCTTGGTGAATATACAGTGGCAACATTGCCATTAGCAACAACATACCCAAATTATTGGGCACTTGCAACTGATGCTTCAGGCGGCTCGACAAGAACGATTGTTCGAAGTGATGGTACTAACTGGAAAGTAGTTGCAACGGAAGGCGCAACAGTAGCATAATATGGATTGGTTTATGTGGCTATTTGTGGGACTATCGGTGGTTTTCACCATAGTCCCAGCAATTCTTTATTTTAACGATGAAGAAGAACAGGCTATCCATCTTGTCATTGGTTGGTGGGGTGGTGTTTTAACGATAGCGGTCGTTACTGTAGTAATGATGTTTGTCGTTAAACCAATATTAAATTGGGGATTCGCCCTGATATTTTAAAAAGGGGCTTTAAGCCCCTTTTTTCATTCCTTTGCGTAGTTGTCGCCTTTGTCTGCAACGATGAGTTCGTATAAACCTTCAAAGTGTTCGGCTTCTTCTTGCACGGTTTTAAAAGTTTTGGCATACATAACCTTAGCCATCCTAGTAATGTACTTTGCTTTAACCCCATAATTACCTTGCGCCGTAGCCGCAATGTCTTTTACGCGGTTTTTAGCATCATCCTGCTTGGCAAGTTGGTGTGTGATTTCGACTAAGTTGTCGAAGAGTGCTTGTTTGGCTTCCGCCGTTATGGTAACGGTTTCGTTTTCGTCTGTCATTTTGTTTACCTTTTTATTATTGTTATTATTTCGGTAGACATGATACCACACGTTTTTAATACTGTCAACTATCTATATTACCAAACCACGATAAATAGTTGCCGGGAAACTGGTCGGGCTGATATAAGAAGGGTTCTTGTGCTGCAATAAAGAATCGTGCAACATACAAATCACCCGCATGAACGTCAGCAAACGCATTAATGAAGTGTGGACCACTTGGATATATTATAAGGGTACCACGTTCGGGGTTGAATCCAAATTTGTGTTGTAAGAATTCGAGCTTACCACCATAGACTTCGTAGTCGTTATCAAACGGCAGCTTTTCCTGATAGTCACTTAAGAACAATACGGCACTGAAGTCACGGTCTTTGGTCTTAACCCACTTCTTGCTAACCCATTTAGCATTGTCACATACTGCTTCTGGTTCTACGCCAGCAGCCATATATTCAAATGATAGATGTTCTGTACCACGATGCTCAAAACCGTAATACTTTTCAAGTGTGGGAATCATTGGTTGAAATTTACTATAAACTAATGCCTCTGAATCCGTATGCCCCCGCATCATCTTGATAGGTTTACCTTCCGTATCAGTGTCGGGTTCATAGTATCCTAAGTCGTCTACTATGATTTCGCATTGTTTTGGAGAGATGAAATTCTGCACCACTACAAATGGTGTTCTTGGTGTTGCCATATCTGTAACCTTTATGTATTATTTTTAATATATTCTATAACGTCGGCTTCTGATAGTTCAGCCCCCGCTTTAACTTCTTCTTCGGCAAATTCTTCCGCTAACATATCCCAATCAAATTCAAATGTGTCTAAATCAATATCTTCGTCCATCTTAGGGTCAATTAAGAAACCACCGCGTTCTAAAATGTTCTTACCAATTAAAACGGAATACTCCATGGTACCACGGTCGTTTAAGTTAAACATGACACCAGACATCGGTACGCCATTTATCTTAACATCTAGTTCAACAACAGGACGATATTCAATATCGCCATTGGATGATTTGATTGCTTGCTTTTCAATAACGGGTAGTGTAATTCGGTTTGGTGAAATGTCATCACTTTGGAATGTTACTTGACCATTTTGTGTGGACCAGTCTTCTGCGTGGATGCTTGAAATGTCGGCACCAGTGTCAACCTTCGCTTTAATTGGTGGACAGCCGGGAATATTAGAAATTGTTATTTCGGTTGATGTTCCAAGGATTTTATTCTTATCTATATTCATCTTATCCATACTAACGGATTCGTATATATCCCCACCCATGCGCGCGGCAGACATAAAGCGTACATCGTGTGGAACCATCATATTGTTGCGGTAACCCCAAAGGAATACAAGAAATTGGTTCATACCTGCATCAACCGCTTCCTTCCGTTTAAAGGTACCATATGCTACCATCTGCTTAACGCCCTTGCTAATGAGTTCACGCATGTCATATTCTGAACCTTGTGATAGTTTGAATGGTAATCCATTAACATCAATTTCATCAGCGAAGTTAAAATTCTTCCCCTGCATAAATCGTTGTTTAATATCTTCAATACTATTAAATCCTTGTTCTTGAGTTTGTTTGTTTTCCGGTTCCATAATAATTCCTTGTGTTTATTCTATTTATCCATACTTGGCATTAAACTTGTCAATATCTTCTAAAAGTAATGGTATCCAGTTTTCAATCTTTTCTTTAAAAACCAACGGGGTAAGACCCTTCTCGACGGCAATAAGCACCACAATGTCTTCTATGGCTTCCCCTGTGCGTTCGTGCCATGCGATAGCGTAGGCTGTACACTGTTTGAAGTAGTCGTGCACCATATCGAAGGTTTTGTTGTTTGTGGACGTTTTGAAGTCTATTACAGACAATGTACCATTATACTCCGCCACGCAGTCAACTGTACCAGCGTACTTCAATGCATCACTATATAACCCGACTTCCTGTTGCCTGATGTTATCTATTCGGTTTAACGCGAATTTAAGCTTGTTGAAATCGCCAACATGTGCGGGTTTGTAGCCCTTAGTGCAGTTTTCTACATTATTAAGGTACCTTTCTGCCATTTCGTGAACCGCCGTGCCCCTGTCTGCACACCGTTTGGTTTCCCTATTAGCCTTTTCACTCCCTAACATCTTCCGCCATCGGTCGAGATGGGGCTTTTCCTTAGCACCTAATATGGTGGTGACGGACGGATATTCGTTACCTTCGGGGGTTTCGTAGTAGCGTAAGCCACCAACCTTGTTCTTTTGTATTATTTTGGGTAATTCTGGTATGTCGATATGTATAAACATTTATATGCCTTTTTATTATACTATTTATCATATCATAAATAGGGCGAGTAATCAAATCGGACTTGACATTAGGTTATAAATGGCGTATACTGTCTCCCCATGAAACCTAAATATAGAAACAAATTGGAACTTCGGTACATGGATTTAGCTAAATATGTCGAACTTCCTGTAGTCAGGTGGATGCCGACGGAAGAAAACCTTCAGTGGATGCTCCGCTATACGTATCACCGTAAGAACGGCAGGTATGATAACATCATTGCACTGGCGAAACAATTAACAGATTACGAAGCAACAACGTTTCAAGACACACCAGAAGATTTACAAAAGGTATTAAAAGGTAAAAACTAATGTTAATAGACAAAATAAAAGCAGACCAACTACAGGCACGTAAAGACCGCGACGCGGGACTTGCTACACTACTTACCACGTTTTATTCGGAAGCAGTAATGATTGGTAAAAATGACGGTAGCCGCAACACCACCGACGACGAAGTAGCCGCCTTAGCGAAAAAGTTCATTAAAAACGCAGAGGAAGTTATGGACAATCTTGGCGACATGGACTTGCGCTATGAATCCGCTGGTTTTGAAATTGGTGTGCTTAGTAAGTATATACCAATCCAATTGTCTGAACAAGAACTACGTGTAGCAATTGAAGCTATCATACAAGATAACGGGCTATCATCCCCGAAAGATAAGGGTGTTGTTTTTAAGGAATTAAAAACTGGTTTCAATGGACTGTATGACGGTAGGGCTGCTGGACAACTCATTAACGAGCTTTTAAAGTAATGTTCGAATACACTTTCCGCGAAAAGCTTTGGAATTGGACACTTAGATATCCTTTGTGGTATCTTGGTGCGCTTATGGCAAATCTCATTGCATTGGTGTTGGTATTTCCGTACCGATTATTCAATGAATATATATTAAGACGAAAGGTTGATTTAGGTGGCATTGCTTTTGTTCTATATCAGTTTACAGAACATCAATACAGAACACAACCATTATATTATCCATCAGACGATATATACAAGCCGAAACGTTACCCGTTAGGTAGCTATGATTTAGCTTCATTATATCCAACGTTGATTAAAAACCCAAAAGGTAAAGAAGATGGCGACATTTGAATGTAAAGTTTACGAATTAACAATTGAAGAACATCCTAATGCGGATGCAATTGAACTCGCGCGCGTGGGCGACTACCTATGTATTGTAGGCAAGGGTCAGTTTAAAACTGGCGACTTTGGGGTATACATCCCCGAAGCCGCAATCGTACCCGAATGGTTACTCGAAGAAATTGGACTTGTTGGTAGGCTGGCTGGTAAAGCTAAGAACCGTGTCAAGGCTATGAAGCTTCGCGGTATCGTATCACAAGGTTTGATTTATCCCGTTATCGGTGACAAATCTAATTTCCCCGATGCTTGTACGTTTGCTATTAAAAATGAACAGGACACAATGGGTGTTATGGTCGGCGATGATGTTACAGAGTTTCTTAACATTGAAAAGTATGAACCACCAATTCCATCTTCTATGTCTGGTGAAGTATTCAATGCTATGGGTCAAACACTCCACTTTGATATTGAAAACATCAAGAAATATCCTGACATCCTTGAAGAAGGTGAAGAAATCACTATTACTGAAAAGTTACATGGTACTTGGTGTTGCATGGGTTACCACCCAAAAGCCGAAGAAACTGTTGGGCGTATTATCACATCCAAGGGCTTGTCTGGTCGTGGTCTTGCATTTAAGTTGAACGAACAAAACGAAAGTAACCTTTATGTACAAATGTATCATCAATTGACTAATGGTATTGGTCAAGATATTATGGAACGGTTTTGTCGTCTGGAATTACACCACGATAAAGAACCATTTTACATCTTGGGTGAAATTTACGGCAAGGGTGTACAAGACTTGGCTTACGTTGACGGTAATGAAAAACATTTCCGCGTCTTTGATATATATGTAGGTGAACCAACAGGCGGTCATTATTTGGACGCAGATGAAGTAAAAGATATTTGCCAAAAGCTTGACATTGATACCGTACCTGTGCTATACTCTGGTCCGTACTCAAAAGAAACAGTAGAAGAATTTACAAATGGTAAAGAAACTGTTTCTGGAAAAGAATTACATATGCGCGAAGGTGTCGTCATTAGGCCGACAAAAGACCGCCGCAATAATATTATTGGTCGTGTAATTTTGAAGAGTGTTAGCGATGCTTACTTATTAAGAAAAGGCAAAACTACCGAATTTAATTAAACAGGAAAATGTTATGAAAAATATACTACTTACAATTATGCTGGCGGTGCCATTAACGGCTTATGCCGCCGATGAAACTATCATATTTGAAGTCGGTTTCGGCTTCGGTGGGTCTGGTAAAGTAACCAAGACCAAAGCAGAGCTGGACAATAAGTTCAACAACAAATTTTGTTATCACCGTTCGCAAGGTAGCTCAATATATGGCGCTGTACGTTATCGTTATGATGATGTAGAAGTGCATGCTGCACGTTGGGTTAGTTCAGCCGACCAAGCACGCTGTGAACGTTCTTCATGGGCTGTTGGTTTAGGTTATGTAATTGACACCCAAACTGGTACTGGTCAAGAAAGCGTAGATGATATTTATGCTTCGTGGACGCCCGGTGTCGCTTATACTTGGGGTGGTAATAAAGACTTCAACGTACAAGATAACACAAATACAAACTGGCGCCTGAAAGACAACTGGCAGATGTATAACCGTGTTGCGGTTGGTGGTGGTAACAAAGACTTTAATGGTGAAGTTGCTATCGCACGCTACGGCTTGATTGCTGGTGAATACGAACGTAAAGGCGAAAACTTCATTACATTTGGCTTAGGTGTGCGTGACTTTGATGCACAAGTAGATGATGCACAAGTAGATGATGGTAGCCGTGGTTTAGAACCACCAGTTGGCGACACAATTATCAATAACGATAATTCAAACTCCAACAACACAACTACCATAAACATCATCGAAGGTATTCAGGATGGTCCGTTAAGTGAACCAACAGACCAAGTTCTTGGTGACGGACAAACGGCTCGTTAAAAGGTGAAAATAATGAAAACTTTTATTTCTTCGATATTGTTCGCACTGGCATTTAATGTCGGTGCGACAACAACCACTTACAATGAAACGACTCTAGCAAGGTTGGATTCAACGTTTCTTGATGTTGGTGTGTCTCATTGGGATACTAGAGAAGGCGGACTAGAATGGTTGGACTTTGGTGCTTTTGTTGGCGACCCAATGACATTTGGGCATTCAATTAACAGTGCTCAAGGTGCATATGGTCCACAGGGTTGGCGATTGGCTACACATACAGAAGTGTATGACTTGTTTAGTTGGTTCTTCCCTACCTTTGTAGATGATGGTGATGGTTCGATGTCACTACCCGAAGACGAAAATTCAGAATTGATTATGGCTCGTAATAGCTGGTTCTTATCTTTTGGAACTGATATACCAGTACCACCCGATGGAACTACAATCCATACCGACGAAAGTATAACAATATCTTCCCGTGGATTTTATTTAGATTCCCTCGGTCTTGTTCAAGAACTAGGTATCACACTGGCTGGTGCCCCGCTTGAATCTAAACTGTACGGTCCGAATTATAGCGAATGGGTTACTAGCCGAGATGAAGCATACACTAACTATGGCGTATTCATGGTTCGTGACTATACTGTAGTCCCAATCCCTGCTGCTGTATGGTTATTCGGCACTGGCTTAATTGCGTTACTTGCAGTAGCACGTCGCAAATTTTAAAATAGGAAAATAAAATGAAAAAATTATTAGCAGCTTTACTTTTTACTTGCATGGTTGGATTTAGCTATCATGTAAGTGCATCAACAATTGACTTCATATCAGTCGCCGATGGCACTGGTACTGTGTATGGTGTAACAGCTGGTGAACGTGGATATGATTCAGTAACATTCACACCAGCAACTGGCCCGACTGTAACAGCAACTGGTACATATATAACAGCCAACTATGAACAGATTACAGATGACTACGCCTTTGGTTGGGTAGATATTACCCATAGCGGATATGCATATCTCGACGCAGGCAATGCAGGACTTGGTGTATGTCAAAAACTTAAAGGAGCTGCTCAGTGTGACCCAAATTCAGATGATAATGTAACATATAACGAAACGTTACGACTTGTATTCAGTGAGACTGTTACACTCAACTCAGTTACATTTAAAAACGGTAATCACGGCATTGATTTTGCTGACGATGCAGATTTTGTTTTAAACGGTGATACATTTAGCCTTATTAACATATTTGATGTTCCGGGTGCTAATGGTGTGGGTACTGTATTTGAATTCCATAATCCAAATTTTCTAGGTGGCTCTAATGTTTCAAATAATTATCAGTTTTACATTGCTGAACTCGACTACACTATAAAGGGTATTACACCAGAAGTTCCAATTCCGCCAGCTATCTGGTTATTTGGCTCAGGTCTTGTTGGTATGATTGGTATTGCTCGCCGCAGGAAACATAAATAAGCTCATGCCAAAAGTAAAACCTAAACACCCAAACGAATCTTTCGAAGCATTACTCCGCCGTTTTAAACGGGTGGTGGATAATGCTGATGTTATAAAAGATATCCGCAAGAAAGACTTCTACGAAAAGCCAACTGCCGTTCGCAAACGCAAGAAAGCTGCGGCAAAGAAACGACACCAGAAAGAACTACAGGCACAACGGAATAAGTTTCCACCGCGCACTAAGCAACATAGATAATTGCCGTGTAGCTCAGTGTGCAGAGCAGGGGATTCTAAATCCCCGTGTCGTGGGTTCGAATCCCACCATGGCAACCAGATAAAATTTATTTTA